CGGGATGAGCTGCCAGGATGGATTCACGATCCATGATTTCTCCTTGGACTGTCTGGGAGGTGGTTGGCTTGACTGCAACACCGGCAGCAAGTTGATGGACGCGATTAATCGCACCGGCTAGCGTGGAAACACCGTCCACAAGACCGGCGTCGATTGCCTGCTGTCCAATAAAGACACGGCCATCGGCCATATCGCTTAATACTTTTTCTTCGGAAACGCCGCGCGCCTTGGAGACATCGGCGACGAAAATGCCGTAGAGGTAATCCACGGTTTCTTGAATATTGGCGCGGCCGGCTTCGGAGAGCGGCGCGTATTGGCTGGCCACCCGCTTGTATTGGCCGGCGGTGATTTCGGTGGTCTTGACGCCTTGCGCTGCCTCGGCAGCGGAAATGTCTTTATGCCCGGCGACGACACCAATGCTGCCTACCTGGTCAGTGCCTGACGAGATATAGATTTCGGCGGCCGATGCGCCAATCCAGTAGGCCGCACTGCACATGCAGCCGGAGGCCAGGGTGACAACGGGTTTGATGCCGCGAGCGGAAGCGACAATATCGGCCAGCGTTTGCGTGCCGTCGACGGTGCCTCCGGGGGAATCGACGGAAAGCACGATGCCAGAAATATTTGGATCATCGAGCGCGGCTTTGAAGTCGTTGCCGAGCATTTCGGTACTGGCCATGCCGGAGACTTGCGTGAAGAGGTTCGCCCGTTTGCCGAGGACGCCGTTGACCGGCAATACGGCAACGCCGTCGATAATCTGGTAACCCTGCGGCTCGTTGTTGAGCGGGCGCCCCAGACGCTTTTCGACCGCTTCGATGTCGATTTTTTCGCCGCGCAAATGCGTTGCGTAAATCGCCTGAATCTCCAGGAGCTTTTCGGGCTGAATGGCCCAGGGGCCGGTTACGACATCAAGCAGTTTCACGGGGCAGGCACCGATGATTGGACTGCTGACAGATTATTGATGTCGCCTGTCTCATTACAGGGAAAACTGAGACGAGCTAGATAAGCAGCATTTCCTGTTCGCGCCGGGCGCGGGTTCGGCGTTTGAAGGGTTTGCTCAGGGGAGAAGAGGCACGGGACAGCGCGCCGAAGGCGCCCGGTTGAATGGGCGCCTCTTCCCAGGGTAGATCATCACTGAAGCGCCAGGACTTGGGGCTAAAGGACTTGGCGCTGAATGATTTACGGAGAAACACCGACACCTCGCCACGGTTGCGCTTCTGAACCATCACCGATGACCGATTCCCCGTTCATCTTGCGGGTATCGACCGGGATGGTCGTCGCGTTGAGTGCTGCGAGGACGGCTTGCACAATGCGGGTGATGTCTGCGTCGGAGATTGAGCCTGAGAATGATCCGGCGGATACCGTAGGTGCATAGAACGCTGATGCGCTATCGAAGCGAACCGGGTAGAGCTGCACCATTCCCGAAGTAACCGTGTGCGCAAAGAAGCTGGCCGTGTTGCTGAACAGCGATGGCGCAATAACCAGTGGCCCGCCAACTTGATTCAGGACGTGGGCGTAGAAGGTCGGGGTGTTGCTGTAAAGCGATGGTGAAATACTGACTGCGACGACTGAAACAGCCGGGGGATAGAATGCCTGTGCGTTGGTGTGTAGCGCGGGGGTTAAAGTTTGAGCGCCACCAGCGGCAGAGAACCCGTCGGCAAACCAGATCGTGCTATCTGCTGTAACGATGCCGTCAGATGTGATCATTTATATCGCCCCAACCCACGGGGCAATCCCATCAACGATCTGCTGTCGTGGGTTGGCCCCGGTTATGTCGAGCATCCCAAAATCATTGATGTTTGTTGCCGTTGCCCCGTAGAGCACAGCGCCGATGCACTCTGACATGGCGAGTACGGTTGCGATGCTGGCTAAATGGTCTGTCTGTTGTTGCGTGGTGTAACCACCTGCAACCGGAATGCCCGTCTCTCCAATGACAAACCGCCCTTTAAACCACGGTGCCGATACAAGTGCGCTGAAGTGCGAAGGGTTGAGCACCAGCGTTCCGCCGTTGTAGGTGTATGGATGGATGTTGTGAATATCAATGATCGGCGCGATTGTTTCCATCCATGAGCTTGTAAGCTCTACCACCGACATATTGCCGACTGAAACAGACACCGGAATCCCCGGCATTGCTTCCCGAATTGCGGCAACAAAGTAGCTCATATCCGAGATTGAAGCGCCAGTTGGGCCGCTCCAATTTGACGGGTTGCTGTAGTTCCACTCGTTCATCGCGTCAACCATGCAAATGTTTTGAGCGAGCGCAAAATATGAGGCAATTTCGGCAGTGATTGCCGTATTGACGACAAGGTTTGCCCCGTTAGACCCGAAAGACTGCGCTGGCTGATAACCCATTTGCGGCAATACGACCATGCCTTTTTGCAACGCATAATCGCAAAACTGAGCAATCTGTATTTTCATCTGCGGCATTGACGGGTATTCATACCCCGCATCGTCAATGCCGTTTGCAGTCACCATTAGCGTATTGATACCTTGCGTTGCGCAATAATCAATGGTGCGCTTAATGACGGTCCAGTCCCAAACGGACCAGAACGGTGCCCAACCATTGGCCACGGTCAACACAAAAGCCCCTTTATATTTCACTGGGTTTTGTGCCACCGCTCTAGCCCCGTAGGGCTTCATGGAATTAAGCATAAGTGACAGCCGGGCCGCCCGTCCAAGTCGTCGCAGTCCCCCCTGGTGTCGCCGAATCAACAAACGCCGCGCCCGTACCAACTGCGTCAATTACCACGGTCGATGCGATTGTAAGTTTGAGGCTATACAGCCGCCCGGTCATCAGGTGTGTACCGTCGCTTTCTTGTCCAAGGACAAGATCCCTGGCGCCAGATGCCGGAACCTGAACGCCTGCTGCTGTAGCCCCTGCCGCAGTGACAGTGGTGCCAACTTGCGTAAACGTAGTGCCATCCAGCGAAACATAGAACGACGTAACCCCCGTCACATGGTCACAAACGACTCGTCGTGTCGCATCTGTGCCAACAGCCACGCCGTCAGTTGCCGTTGCAGTTGCCGTGACAATGGTTCCGAGTACTGGTGACCACTTGTACTCAAGCCGCCCGGAAGCGTTGGTATAAAACCAGTATTCACGCTGATTTGCATTACCCACGTTCTCTTGCCATTTGCTGAAAATTGTCTGCGAGGCATTGGAAGAGGTGAATCTCAACCTAGCGTCAATTACAAGCGCATTCGTTCCGGGGGAGAACTGCGTTTTGGTGGTGGCATAAAGATAGTTGTCATTTGCCGCTCCAGAGAACTGCGCGTAATGCACAGGCACAGCAATAGATGGCGTGCCCGAACCTTCCGGCGACATAGCGCCAGCACCAAGGCTATTGACCGCTGCCACCTTGTAGTAATAGGCCGTCCCGTTTGTCAGACCTGTATCGCTATATGGAAGCGACACATTGCTGGCAATCGGTGTTCCAGACTCACCGCCCGTACTGGTGCCTCGATAAATGTTGTACCCGGTAACGGCTGGGTAAGCAGTGACCGGGGCCGCATTGACGCTATTGCTTGCGTTACCCGCCGTCACTGTGATGCTTGCCGGGGCAACAGGCAAAGCAGAAATCAGCGCAACACGGCCAATTGAGAATGGGGCGCCGGATACATCGTTACCGACGCAGCGAAACATGACCGTGCTTCTGCGGCCAGCTACGGTATCCAGCGTAGGACCGACACCACCAGCCCACGATACGGCATCGAAAGTAATATCTCTGCCGCCCGTTGCATCCTGAACAAAATCAACCGTTACCCGCTGCTCTTTATTTGTTGGGGCTGCCCCGATGCTGACTAGGCAGTCTTGAGTGCAAGTGACGATAAAACTCGTCTCCAAAGCACCGGCAGTTGGGGCCAGTGACAAAGTTGCGCCGGACGTTGTTACTGACTGAACCGACACAGGGGCACCACCTGACAGCAATGTCGCGGCATATAGCTCGCCAAAATTGTCGTTAATTTTATCGAACGCAGTTCTGGCAGGGTCGCCAGTTCCGTCGTTCGCTATCGTTCCAATATTGACGGTTTGCTGAGTCATTTTTTGTTGTCCTTGGAGGCGTCAATGAGGGCCATGATCAGAGCTTGAAAATACCAGAAGCATTCCAAGTGACCGAAATGTCACCACTGTTCGGCGTTACCGGCAAACCCGTAACGCCGGTATCGAGGTAGGCAACAAGTCGGGATGTACCCGCAACGCCTGTGTCGATGTAAACCACAATGGCCTCTGCTGACGCACCAGAAACAGCGGTATAGGTCACGTTGTCACCATCGAACACTGCAGCAGCAACAACACCAACGGTCGTATTGCCGATGGTTTGTGCAGTGCCTACGACGCCAGCCAGCGATGACAGGAATTCATGTGCGTCACTGAAGGTATAAGTGCCGGTATCAACGAGTGCGGCTTTAACCGTGCCGGTATCAATGTCGATATTTGCGCTTCCTTTCATGCAAGCCTCTTTGTACTTGCTGTAAATTGCGTTCGCCATGTTTATTGCTCCTTAATGTTGTGAAAGTAGAAATCAGCCATTGCCAGTTCCTTCGATGGGTGGCGTCTGACTGCCACCAGCCGGTAATGCGTCACGATCCAAGTCCCGTGAAAGGCCAGTACAAAGCTCGCAGGCCCCTTGCTCGGGCGATACTCTATCGACCGATAGCGACGTAACCCGATACGCTCCGAGAAACCGAAATGCGGAATCAATCCTCTGAAGGCATGACTCCGGCGAATCCACGCATACTGCTTCCCGTGACTCGCTGCCCATAGCCACATCGCCACGATCCAGCAGTTCAGGCGCATTGCCATTGGTCATGCCTTACCCTTGATCTTCTCGACGGTGCGAGCGGTGCCGAGGCCGAGCATCCCAGTAACTAGGACCATCAATGCCTCGACTTCCAGCGTTGGCGGCGCCATCAGGCCAATCGAGATCACGCCAGCAGCTTGCAAGGCACTCCAACACCAGACCATTAACGGTTGGGCGATGAAGTTGTAAGCCAGCCCCCAGCCGCAAATCTTGCCGATGAACGGGCGCCAGGTTGAGTTGTTGGCGGCTTCGATCTTGTTGATTTCAACCTGCCCGTCAAGGCGCTCGGTTTCGGCTTTGTAAGCGGCAATCTCAATCTCTCCACGCTCTTTGTCGCTGGTGATCAAGTCATCAGCGATCTTGCCCACGGTTTCGATGATGCCGCCAATGCCTGCGGTGAGTAGTGGATTCATGCCGATGCCTCGCGTAACAGCCGGTTGATCCAGCCCACCAGATATTTGATATTCGCCGGGCGCTTTTTCACGCTATCCCGATACCTGGCAAGCTTTGCCAGCGAGTACAGGGCCATGAATAAGCGCGGTTCGACTTCGTTGATAGCTGCAATGGTCTTTTGACCGGCCCGGCCGTCTGGCGTCGTACCGACGACCACTTGGGCAAGCTTGATAGCCACATCGACCCCGGCATTGACCGCAAAGTCAAACAAGGTGCGAGCAATGGCCGGATCGTTGAGCATCTCGCCACCGACTGGCGCCCAAAACACTTTGCGGTAAAACTCACGCACCATTTGAGCGGGAATGTCCTGCCCTGCGTCAATCAGTTGCCAGCCCTGCCATTTCGGATGAAAGTTGCGAGCAATGCCGGCGTAAGTCATTCCACCGGCGTCTGTCTTGTCATTGGTGAGCCGATAGCCGCCCTCGTTGGCGAGCATGGATTCGTATATCGGGGAGAAATCAGCCATTACGCACCCTCATTTCTTCGGAGGTACGGTTAGCGCATCAAGCTGACGCTCAATCGCACGCTCTACCGCAAACAGCAAGCGCGTTGCCATATGCCCACTGACGCCCGCCGCCGCAGCACAAAGGCCCGCCGGTTGATCCCATGACGAGAGCAGCATGAACACGCCTAGCCCGACAAATCCTGATGTGAATATCTCGCCAATCAATTCGATGAAATTAAAGGCTCGGACATGGCCGCGCTTAATGCGGGCGTACCAGTTGATCACACCACCGCCCACAGCCATTGATAGAGCAAGCACCCACGTTGCAGCGGCCCAGTTTGCCGGGTCTTTATCGGGCATCAAGCCTCCTCCGGATATTCATAGGTCGTGACAGTGGCCGTAATCTCCTGCGTGACCGAATCGCGTTCTACCGTCTGACGGGCGGCGGCCGGGTGTTGCAGGATGATCTGCGCCGGGGCGGCTTCAATCGTGGCCTCCAGCGTGACCGGCGTCGGGGAGACACTGACATTCACCACGGGCGCCGCCTGAGCTGGCAGGCCCACATCAAAATGATGGTGGATCTCGGCGGCGGGC